GATATGGCGCACACACCTGTAACAAGCATTATGGCAATTGGCTTTTAAACGTTGGTTTAGGAGAAGCCGCGAAAAGAGGCGTCGGAACTGGTAGTAATGAATTGCCTGATATGTCCAGCTTTCAAAGCAGCGCCTCTACCTCCGGCTATGCTTGTTACCCAGCGGCATTATCTTTCAATGGGGGCTTCTTACCAGTTCGAGTAAATACAACTTTAACTTTCCAGTAGTTTTCCCCAATAAAGTATTTATTCTGATAGGAATGGCTCACACTACAGACACCGCTGATGTTAGCTTTTTTTCTATGGTGAATGGATATGCTAAGAATAACTCAAGCGCCTATCTAGCAAGCGCAAAGGTGGTACAGGGAGATAGCCAATATTATGATCGTAGTATTATGTGGCTAGCGATAGGGTGTTGATATAAAAAAGCCCTTCCGGGCTTTTTTATGAGGGCCAGTTTGTAACAACATAACCATTATTGACTGCTTCTATCAATATCCATTGTGGTATCTCAGGAAGCTCAATATCAGGCCAACCATTGGATTCAGGCCAGCTTTTGAACGTCGCGCGCACTGTAGATAGTTCTTCACGCTGATCATCAGTTAGTTTTACATCGCTAATCGTATAATCAGAAACCATCATTTTATCAGTGGCTTCAATAAAATAGTCTCTTAATCTCTGGCTTGGGCTTTTAATTCTTCTTTACTCAGCGATTCTACTGGTAAGTCTTCCAGCATGGCATTGAATCAGCACCGACAGACCTTGTTTTCCTTCTGGCGGCGTTCCGCTGAATTCAATAAAGATATCATCAGAAACATCAATAATATCGTCTGGCAACTTCCAGCCGCCTCATAACTTCTTAAGCGCAACAGGATAGAATGCGTTATTTTAGGGCTGAACCAATAATTCATTTTAGCTCTCCAGTTATAATAATCTGATATCCTATCTTTCTTAATGGCAGCTTTTGAGCAAGTTAGTTGTCACCTATCGCTTACAACAAAAATGTATTTATCGTGGCGGCGCTACTTCGCTACCTGCCAAGAGCAAATAGGCGAGTGCCTCCATTATTAACACTTGAAACGTTTCTGATCATAATCGTCTTTTTCGGATCAGCAACGGATGCCGCATCTATTGCTATGGATATTGGTGTCGTTCCATTGGTGGCAGTGGCTGGAGAAGCAATCACAAACATCATCGCGTTAGGGAAGGCTATTGGATACGCCACTTCAAGCGATCCGCCTGCTGGAATCCCGCTAATACCAGCGCACTGAATAATTACACCGTTCGGAAGGTAGCAATAACCGCTTACCCCATTAAAAGCGTTAGAGAAAAGATTCATGTCTGGCACTTGATTAGCACCACTGCCGATGTCACGTTTTGCCGCTTCTCTCAAACCAAGGTTTTTAAGAACCTCAGCGACCAGCCCTGCATCAGCCATTTCCTTTAATGCGTTCGCCGTTAACGGGTACTGTTTATGCGGATTAGCCTTAGCCTCATGAGCGGCTACCAGCTTATCTGCGTATGTTTTTACCTCGATCACAGCATCATCAACATATTGCCGCGTTGCCAGCACAACCGATGGATCAACCTTCAGGGTAACTGCATCTGTGCTCGATACGGTAAGAAGCATCCTGATAACCTGAGTTCGGCCTGAACCTTCCTCAGTTGTCGCCTTGTAAGTTTCCGGGCAATTAGCGATTGCGATCAAATCACCATCAGCATCAAAAAGCCCAATTTCACGAATCCACCAACCGCCAGCAGACTCAGGAATAATCTGTTCAGCGATAATCTGACTATCGTTTTTTCATCAACCGAAAGAGAATTAAGCGGCGCGCGGCGTCGCTCATTGATCAGCTTTGTCTGGGCCTGGCTCGGTGTTGGTGATACGCCGCCGCCATCGCCTACAGCGAGTGAAGTTATTTCCAGTTTTTCACCCAACGCCGCCATGTTTGATAATTTCGCCGCGCCCACATTGGTCAGGAGTGCAAAAATTTAGCCGCCATTTGTAACCTCTAATGTATCATAATATGTATTGCCCCGCCGTGGAAGTAACCGCCACTGACTTCGACGGCCTCTGGCACCCAGGGGTAAATAGTCATCACGTCTCCGCCATAGCAACCGGCGTGAGCGAATAGCTCCCCCGATACCTGCAAATTAATCGCAAGCCCGGTTAGTGGCGTGAGCATGGTTTTGCATCAGCGATCAGGCGTTCAAGTTCAAGATAGGTTTCCTCGGTAATACCCGATTCAGACACACCGATCTCAAGCTGAAATGTTCCCGGCTCGCCGCCAGTCTGCCACCACTCAATCACCTTGATCAGAAAGCCGAACGGCTCCACCACCCGGCGTATGCTGAAATAGTTCCTTTCTGACGGTGTACCGCCCAGGCGGATTAATTACCTGGCGTTTGGTCTGCTCTGACCAGCCCTTATCCCAGCGATCAACAGACAGCGCCCACGCCAGATAGGGCAGAAGTGCAACCGGGCATTCATCGGGATTCCACAGCTTGCGCAGATCTACAGGAATTTCAGATATACGCTGAGTACCCATTTCCGCACGGCGCAGAAAATCACTGGCTTTTGGGGTTAACAGACTTTTATTCATCTGTTCCGCCTTTGGTAATTGTTACTGACGTGCAGCGCGCCGCCTGGGTGTCACTGATGACGACATTGGCGGGAGGTGACTGAACCTCAACACGCTGCACCCCCTGAACGTGCAATGCCGCCATGATTGCTGATCTGGCAACATCGCGACCTATACTCCCTGGTCTGCCAGCCAGGACTGCAATGCCTCTTCAGCAGCGTCTGCGATAGGTTCTGATCCGGGCCAGGGTAGAAATACAGGGTTGCCGCAATCTCATAGTCGACGATCTCTGCACTCTGCACCGTCAGCCGGTCGCCTACAGGACGCACACTATCATCGGATAGTGCCGCGTTTACGGTGGCGATTAACTCCGCTGATGCTGTACCGTCTCCTCTGATGAGAGAACAGAAACAATCACTTCAGCAGGGGCCGGGCTTGACGCTTTGGCATCCGCCACCTGCCTGATGCGCTCCTGGCGAAATATTCATAAGCGGCAGTTGGACCGGCAACGCTCAACCCCTCAAATGCAGCCTGAGCGCGAAGGCGTAACTTCGAATCGCTCTCCATTTCTGCATCTGTTGTGTCTGTCGCCTCGGTGACGGTCAGCCGCTCTGTGTTGTTGTTTGCTGCCAGGTTATCTAAATCGGTTGATACGGCGTGGCTCAACATACAAGCCGCCGCACCATCATTAACAAGCTGTCTGAGTAACAATTCGCGATATGCAATTACCTGAGCGATCACGTTCAGTGGTTCAGATTCAAGTTCCATTGCAGCCGCAATTGCATCCTGCTGATCTTCCGGGTAAGCCGAAACCATTTGCGCCTTCACGTCACTCAAATGACTTCGTAATCCAGCGCCGCAATCACTTCCGGTGGCGGCAGTTCAGATAAATCAATTGTCGCCATTGTTCGGCTCCTTCAGGTTCACAGTGCCTGTTGTCGCCTGCATAGTGATGGTGATCAATCCACTAAGCCCCACAGTCACCGCGCCGGACTCTGAATAAATCACATCAACCTGGTTTAAAGCGATCCGCGGCTCCCATTGCGTAAGAGCATTACGGTGGCGCTCATAAGTTGCAGACGGGTTGTTCGTTTTTAGGTGCATCCAGCAAATCAGGTAACAAGCTGCCATACGTCCTGCGCATCACCCGCGACCCCAGCGGCGTCAATAAAACATCTTTCACCGACTGCCAAAGGTGATCGGAGTCAGAAAGCGTGCCAGTACCGGCCTCATTCATACCCATATATTTCGCTGTCATATTGGCGCTCCTGTCGTTCCGCCACTATCGCCAGGGTGTTATGCGAGTGCATAACCTTGCCGTTTGAAGACAGGTTTCCGCCGGTATGAGTAACATCGCCAGCCATCTTGCCGCCCTCGCTAAAATCAAAGGTTTTTGCCTTCAGGTGGCTGGTACATTCCACCACTGCTGTATCAAGCGTGATTTTCGTCTCAGCCTGGATGGTTGCCGTTTCATACCGCTGGCTGTCAGGGCGCTAACTTCTGCGTCATATTCGAACCTGGCCCCGTCCGGCGCAGTAATCACCATCTGTTTCAGACTGGCGGATGGGGCGTCGTTATCATTGCTGTAAAGGCTACCCAGCAAAATTGCCGTTTCGGGATTGCCACCGATACAGCCCAGCAACACCTGCTCACCCGGCGACGGAGGGCACCAGATTTTAAAATCACCGGCGCGGCCTGTTTTCCATCTGAGCCAATTCGTTTCCAGATCTCCGCTCTGTACGCGCACGTTTTTACCGTCTTCCGATATTTCCGTGACAATCCCCACGCGCAGCACGTTTTCAAGGAGCCTCATCAGTTCGGCGCTCATTTGCCAGCACTCCCCAGGCTGTTGATCACGGCGCTACGGATCAGGGCTTCATCCGCCCTGGAAATACCCAGCAATTCACGCGGGGCATATTTCGCAAATGCACCTGGCCCAACCTGCTCGCGCAACCCGTACTGATGTATGCGGGCAATTCGCGCCGCCATGCCGCTATAACCTACTTCGGCACCTTCTGATGTTGCCCGCATCTTCATGAAACGTGATGTACGCAGCTTGACGAACATAGGGGCTTTAACCATGCGTGGAGACTGGCCCGCCCGCGTATTGATCTCGGTATAGCGTTCTATATCTGCCCGGTAGAAGGTGCGAACCTCATTCCTGTCTTCATCAAAACCGGTGATTGTTCGCCCGTACTTTCCGCGCCCGCTATGCCAGTTCTTCAGGCGACGTAATTGCCCCTCCCATATGAAGGCAATCCCCTGCTGCGTGCGCAGTTTCTTGCGGCGGCGGGCCTGATACTGGCTACCGTCAGAATTACGCTGGGCGCGTATGCGCTGCTGTTGACTGATACGCAGCATCTTTCCGACGGTGCGCGCTGTTCGCGCGCGCCCGGCTGATGACACCCCCGCCAGAATGTCAGCAAATACTGATCCAGTGCGTGAACATCCCCGGCATTCATACGGGCGTACTCCAGGTTACGTCTTCGATAATTCCGCTCCACTCCGGCGGTATACGTGGCGTGGCTCTGGCTTGTGATCTGCCTTCAGAGTTCCGTCACCATTACGCGTGACGATCACACGCTCGCTGATAGGCAATTCAAAAAACAAATCTGCGGTGTCATCGTTATTGATAGCGGTAGTGAATTAATCTCTCTATTTTTTCAGGGTTCAGCAGTAGTTGCGGCTGCTCCTGCCAGAGCCAGGCCATGATCGGCAACGTAAAATCGTCCAGATCACCTGCGAAATTCATTACGAAGAGGCACAGCGTATAGGCGTAAACAAAATCAGCCGTTTCGCCGGTTGTCTCAACATGCCCTGATTCAATAAATACGCTGAAGGCTTCGGGGTTTGCTTTGCACCACTGATTTGAACGGGTTAGCGCATCGCGAAGAGAATTAATTTTCAGCATATTGTTTTGCCTCCTGAGCTTGCTGGCGCGCCAGGCGCTTCAGATTCAGTTCATTAATTGCGCGTTTATCCATGTTGCAGGTGTCGAGCGCGTCATGCAGCTGATCGGCGTAAATCGCGATTCCTCCCCACGTAACCGGTGTATTCAGTTCCGGCACAGGGGTTTCGTTAGTCAGGCTTGCGGCACTGGTTCGTGATCAGCTTTGTCTGGACTCTTATTTTTTCTGAGCAACCCATTGCTGACAGCAACAGGCACAACAGCACCGGCACATTCATCAGCGCGCATCGCCGTGGACATATTTCACGCCTTTTTCACCTTCACTGTTTCGCTCCTGTTCCGCTTTTCTGACACCTGCTACTGCTGCCTGCGCTTCAGCAGTTAGCCCGCGCATTTCGCCTATTACCGCCGCGCTTTCATCAAACATTTGTTGCAGTTTCTTTTCGTTCTCGTCAGCTACAGCGCCCGTAAATCCCCGGTGATAGCCGATAGCGAAGCCCAAGATGCTGATGACAACAACATAAATAAAGGTTTTCACTTCGCCTCCAGATCTCGCCTGCACCAGGCCTGAAATCAGTACGGCGATTCACCAGACCTTGTGACCGTTTACCGGCACTGTAACGAAATCAGTTAAGCGATCGCATACTCCGATCCAGTTAAGCGCCTGGGCATTTTTCCAGAGCGTGGTTCTTTGCCTGCGTTTGTTCTTATCCGTAAACCACATCAGGCCAGTACATCCCACATTCAGCCCGGCATCAGTCATCGCCTCAAAACGGATTGCGGCATCGCCTTCCGTTAAAGTTCTGGTTTATGCAGTTTTCAGAATGCTGCATGTCATTCACCCAACGCCGTGCAATTTCTGCATCGCTGTAACTGCGTTTCTGTACGTTCCCGGTTGAACCTATTCCCACTGTCAGCACCCCGGCGGTGCAGTAGTAGGGCGTGTACGACAATCTTCCCAGGACGCTATTTTTTGCTGTGCTTCAGGTGACGTCCTCAACGCTTCAGGTGCCATCGACACGCCCAGGGCGACAATCAGCGCAATCGAACAACGTTTAATAACCGTCTTCATCATCTATTCCCGCCCGGATTTGTGTTAACTCCAGCCGCTCAACGGCGGTCAAATCACGATGCTCTGCCTGCGTCAGAATTTGCTCAATCAGCGCATTGCGTTTCTCCTGCGCCTTTTCAACGCGGGCGCGATGTATCCATGCGCGCCAGCCAAACAGCGCACCCAGCACCAGACCAGCGAAACCAATCTTTCATTCCAGGTCATGACGCCAACGCTGACACCAATGGAGGTCGTTACCCAGGTTATCCAGTCACACAGCCGGTGAAACGGATTCAACTCCATAGCTGCACCATCTCCTTTGCGGGCTGCGTTTCGATGTCTGGCATCTCCACAACCTGCCCGGCATCTAAAAAAATCTGCCCTCTCAGCCCCGGATTAGCGCGTAACACCTGCTCGGTTACGCCTTTTGTTGTTCCATAATGCCGGTGGCATACCTGATCCAGCGTATCTCCCTGCAAGGCTTTAACCTTCATCAGCACAACTCCGCATAAATGCGCGGCTTGCGCTGAATGTCTGAAATACCCCAGCGGGCATCCCGCCAGAGATCGCTGATTTGAAGATCCAGCGCGTCTGCGTCTTTATCACCTTTCGGCGTGGTATCAACATCCCTGTACCCTTCCAGTACCAGGGCGCGAGCGATGGAGTAAACCGCGCGCCGGATCGGTAAACTTTGGCGCTTTCATCGTTCAACTTCCGGGCTGGTACATCCTGCAACCGCGCGTAACCCGCTGCCTCCTGGCTGGCTTGCCATTGATCAAGCTGCTCGGTAACGTGCGCCACGGCTTCTGTCGCTACGTGCTTCAGTCTGGATGTCGTTACGCCGCCAGTGATACGCGCAGCAAGGCGTAACTCCTTCAACTGGATAACAGGCCAGAAGTTGCCCGCCGTGACGGTTTCATTTCCATCATCCACATCAGATACGTCACTGCTGCCGGAAACTGATGCTTAGTTGCTACCAGGCTACTCATGAACGTTCCTCAAAAATCAGGCGGTGGACGCGCGGTGAAAGACCATTTAAGGCAGATCTCCGCGCGTGCCGCTGTCGTCGGGGCCGAAGTCGTTAAGATTCTTTTTTCGCTTTTGCCGCTTTACCTGCTGGCTTTTTAGCTTTACTGGCGGCGCGCGGCGCGGTGGCAGTTTTCGCGGGTTTCTTCTCCGCCTGGGCCGCATCGGGTTGCGATGCTGCCAGCTTCTTCAAATCGCGGGTTAAAGCCTGCATTTCACGCTTCACGCCTGCATTTGGATTCAGTTCTGTTGCGCGGCGAAACAGCTTGAGCGCCTCGCCTTTTGTTTCGTTGTCGGATGAACCACGGCGGGAAAAACCACGCGCTTTGCAAAGTTTGGATGCCACCTCATCCGGCATATCACAGCCCTCAACAATCTCTGCCACTTCATCCAGCAGGCCACATAGCCAGATAAATCAGCCCCGGCGTCAGCCGTTGCGATATTAAGTACCTGGTTACTGATCTTCAGCCAACAATACCGGCGCGGTACGCTTGAAATCATCGCGCATGGATAAGCCATGCTTAACCACGTAGCGTCCAATTTTCAGCGCCTGTTGGTAGTCCTGGCAGTCAATCGCCCATAGCATCAGCGTGGTGATCACTTCGTCCTGTCGCCCGCTGTCGCCTTCCAGTGTTCCATCAATCCAGCCTGATAATTCGGCAGCATGTCACGCTTCATTACTGCCCTTGTCTCAGTTGACTGCACCGCTTTAAGAGAGGTCTGATCGAGGCGCAGCCGGTGCAAAATCTGCTCATGCGCTGTACGTACAACGCTTTGTTGTGCGGCGCTGTCTCCGCGTCGATCAGCCATCACTTTCTGAAAGTGTTTTTGTGCCGGGGTTAGCATAAATTTCTCCAGGAGCGGGCGCTAAAGCGCCCGCAATATCAGTTATTCACCGCGTTCTACTCGGTATCAACGGTTGATCGACCACTTCCGCGGACTGTGTTTCCGGGGCTTCAGCAAAGAAATCCCGTCGATGAAAGCGCATTTGCCGTAGTCTTCTACAACGAAATCATCATTCGAGGACTGGTAGTTAGCCACGCGGTTATATTCCGGCTCTTCTTTGATGGTTCGACGCAGTGCGCCCAACTGGTAGTACACAGAGAGATTTTTCAGTGACGTGATCAGCACACAGTCATCAGGCATGTACGGCGCGAAGACCACCGGCAGACCGCCAACTTTTCACTGGACACGATCAGCTGTGCCGCGATCAGTTCGCTGTTCGGATTGGTCTGGCTCAACGCGTTCAGTTTCGGGAAGTAACTACTGGTCAGCAGGTCTGACGACAAAATGACGACGAGATCAGCGCTTTGCGGTGCCAGGAACCAGAAGGGTGTTTTTGGCGTCAAAGACTGCCGCGTCAAGGTTGCCGTAAGTGCCTTTGGCTACAATTTTGTTGTCTTCGTCACCGCGGTCAGCGTACATTGCTGATAATGCGGTGCGGGCTTCATTGCGGATTTTCTGAGCCAGCCAACGCCGCAATCCTGCAACAGCGGATTTGCAGCACGATCAGACACTTCAGCGTATGACGTACCGTTAAAGCCAATCATGATGCGATCCAGCGCAACCTGCTGTGCGTGTGCAGCACTGATCAGAGACTGGAAATTAGGCTGCATAGACCAGGCATCCAACTGTGAATAGCTCACGCTGGAATCGTAGTTCGTCTTACGGCAACGGTAGCTGCTCGGCTCCTTAGAATGGTTATCTACCGGATTGCGGCGTGAGGTGCCGTCGCTGCTGTTGTTTGTGCTGGCAATCGGGCCTTTACTGCCAATCAGGATTTTCTGGCCTTCCTGGGCCTTTACCGGGAATACGTTAATTTTCTTAAGAAAATCATCGCTTTCCATCGAAGCCTTTTCCATGCGCTGCTGCACTGACGGCTCAACGCTGAAGGATTTGGCGACATCATCTGATCGCACGCCATTCAGATTGGCCTGGCGATCGATATAGCCGTTAAAGAGTACGCGGGTACTGTTTTCCATGTGTTTAAGTCTCGTTTGCGTGGTTAGTAGTCGGCCTGTTCGACGCCGGAGTTGCCGCCCTGGGCTGGCTGGCGGCTGAAGTGCTGGCGTCCTGTGTCGCCAGGGTGTTTTTCAGGCCAGCCAGTTCAGCGGTTAGCTTCTGAATCTCCTGCGCATCACTTACACGTTGGGCCTTCAGTTCTTCGACCTGATCAATAAGACCGGCCTGAGACGTGGCGACACCTTCAACCACTTCGCGCACCTGGCTGAATTGCTCACTGTCGGTTTTGTGGTTTTGGTCAGAAGTTCTTTCATGCGGCTAAACCATTTGCTGCCTTCATCGCTGCGCTGTTCTGCCAGTTCAATCACTTCCGCCTCGATAGCGTCAGAGAACATCGCGCTTTCGCCCTGTTGCTTATTGAAGGCTTGAACCTGCTGACGTTGCTGGGCCGCGAATTTAAGCCGCTCTTTCCCAGGCTTGCCGGGGTATCGGTCATCGCCAGCCCAACAACATAGGCTTTACCGTTCAGGGCAAACTGAGGATGTAGCTCGATGCTGGAATAGACTTTCTTACCGGCATCAGTGAGTGCCTTCATTTGTGCTGAAGGCTCAATTTCTGCATACAGCGCAGTGCGCCCAGCCAGAGGGCCTTCAGTGATGTCTTCAGCGCTAAGTGCGGTTACATCCCCCATTGCACCAAATCGCTGCCCGGTATGGGGAGATAATGCTCAACGTTGATCCGTGCGCCGTATACATCCGGGCTGTAACTCGCCGCCGCATCACGCAAGTGATCTGGACGGATTTCACGCCCGTCTACGGTTGCACCGGAGACGGCAACACGGAATTTCTTCCGGGTAGGCTTGGTTGTTGCACTCATGTTTTTTCCTGCCGTTTGGTTTCTGTCCTTACATGATGTCAGTTGCTAAGTCTTGTCTCAACGCGTTTTAGTTGTCAGAGGAGGCCCACAACCCAAAGGACGGGAACAGCCTTCGCGCGCGGGTTAATCTCTCCATCGAAACGAGAGGACACCGCATGATTCAGGACGCATTTGTAAGGCAGAGAGCGAAACAGCTTTACTGGCAGGGATACCCGCCAGCGGAGATCGCACGCCTGATGGGTATCAGCCAAAACACGATCTATTCATGGAAAAAACGTGATGAATGGATGAAACGCCCGCTATTCAGCGCGTCACTCAGTCTATGATGCCCGGTTATGCCAACTTACGGCAAAGCCCACAAAAAGCGCGGCGACCTGAAAGAAATGGATGCGCTTACCCGGCAGATGAAGAAACTCTCTGAAGGGCAACAGGCGGAGCCATTCAAAAAAACACGCACGGCAAGAAGAAAAATCACTTCACGAAGCACAGATCGCCGCGTTGCGGGAAAAAATCCAGGATTCGCTTGCCTGGCATCAGCAGGGATGGTTTGTACAGCGTGGGCAGCGTAACCGGATGATCCTGAAAAGCCGCCAGATAGGGGCAACCTGGTACTTTGCCCGCGAAGCGCTTTTGCAGGCGCTGCGGGATGATGTGAAACACGGTTATCAACGCACCAATATTTTATCCGCATCACGTCGCCAGGCGCACCAGTTCCGGGGGTTCATTCAGAAAGTAGCGGAGGAAGTCGACGTTGAATTAAAAGGCGGCGATAAAATTCTGTTATCCAATGGCGCTGAACTGCATTTTCTTGGCACGTCAGCCGCAACCGCACAGAGCTACACCGGCAATCTATTTTTTGATGAGTTTTTTGGGTGGCTAACTTCGCCAACCTTCGCAAGGTTGCCGGTGCAATGGCAACTCTGAAGGGGCTAACGCGCACCTACTTTTTATCCATCCAGTGAGAGCCATGAGCCTATCCGTTCTGGACGGGCAAGCGCTGGAATGAGAAGCGTAAAAAACAAGTCGCATTGAATTCGACACAAGCTGGAAAGCGCTTAACAGTGGCGTACTTTGCCCGGACAAAACCTGGCGGCAAATTGTACCCTTCAGGACGTTATCGATCACGGCTGGGAGTTCACTGACCTGGAAGAGATCCAGGATGAAAACACGCCGGATGAGTACACCAACCTGTATATGTGCGATTCGTCAAAGAAGGGAGGCCGTTTTCACCTCAACCAGCTATTAGCGTGCAGCGCGGATGGATATGACGAGTGGCAGGACTGGAAACCATACGCGGCCCCCGCTTGGTGATCGTGAGGTGTGGATAGGCTATGACGCTAACGGCGGCACCGGCAACGGTGACAGCGGGGCAATTTCTGTTATCGCACACCGCTGATCACCGGCGGCAAGTTCCGCACTATCGAAACGCGCCAGCTTCGCGCATGGAGTTCGAAGAACAGGCCAAAGCGATTGAGACTTAACCTTTAAATACAACGTCCGGCACATCGCCATTGACGGCACAGGGATTGGCGAAGCGGTCTGGCAACTGGTTAAAAAATTCTTCCCGGCGGCAGTCTGTTTCATCATGTCGCTATCTTCAAAGCGAACGCTGGTACTCAAATGCAGCAGGTGATCCGCGCCGGTCGTTGGGGTATGACCGAAGCGAGCAGGCGTTAGTGTCTGCCTTCAACGCTGTAAGAAAGATAACCACCCCCGGCGGTCAAATCACCTATGACACTGATCGCGCACGCGGCGTTAGTCACGGCGACCTTGCCTGGTCACATGCTTGCCGTTATCAACGAACCTATCGGACGTGAGAACGGCGGCGGCGGCGGTTCCGTAATGGAGTTTTAATGAACACAACACAGACGAAAACGGCTTAACATGCTCACTGAAACACGGCTGATATTGGCGAAGCGATAAAACGTGATCCCTCACTCAGCGCCTTCACGTTTGACGGGCCGTACCAGGTCACCGGCGCGACGATCTGTTAGATAAATGTATTGTGCGGATACGGCAGGTACTACGAAACCCCCGTCGATGTATGGGCTGGCACGCTCATTTGGTCAGGCGTCGTGGCATCAGTCGGCACTGTATTTTAACGCAATGCCCTGGCTGGTGTTTCATTCCGCACCCGCTTTTATCCGGCAGACGTTTTCCGCGCTGGCGCTTGACTGGTTTGTATTCGGTAACTTCTATCTGGAAGAGCGAAAAAACCGCCTTGGCGGCGGCTCCCCTGCGTAACTCACCGGCGAATATACCCGCCGGGGAAGTGATCTGGATACCTACTGGTTTATACGTCAGTGGAAAGATGAGTTTGCCTTTAAGACCGGCTCGGTCTGCACGTCATGAACCCCGATATTCATCAGGAGATTTACGGAATGCCGGAATACATGGGCGCGCTGCTGTCTGCCAGCCTGTCACACTCCGCTGATATGTTCCGCAAAATGTATCGAAAACGGCTCTCACGCTGGGTGTATTCTCTACATCGGCGCTTCAACCGTGGACGATGAAAGCATGAAAGTATTAAAGACGCTTACTGACGCGCGCGGCAAAGGAGCGTTTAAAAACCTGCTTCTGCACGCGCCAGGCGGCGGAAAGATGGAGTGCAACTCATGCCCTTCAGCCAGATATCGCAAAGGATGAGTTTCTGAATATCAAATCAGTAACCCGCGATGACTTCTGGCAGCGCCCGCGTACCACCTCAACTGATGGGAGCCATGCCTGATGGAAATGGTTCATTTGGTGACGTAGAGAAGGCCGCCCGCGTGTTTGCCATCAATGAACTGATGCCCGCAATGGAAGCGCTGAAGATGTAAACGACTGGCTAGGTGAGGAGGTGATCCGCTTAAACCTTATGCCCTGCTTGAAACCAGTAAGTAACCCGGAAGCCGCCACCAGCGGCGTCCATGCTCAATATAATCACAAAGCGCACCAGCGCCATTCTAGCGCCTCACCCTGTATTAATACCTGATCAGCACACCGCAATCAAAACGCGTCAGCGGGCCAATGCCGCTGATTTCGCGTTATTTGGGGCTACCCCCTACCTACCCCGTCGCGCGGGCTTTCCCCCCTCACCTGCGCGCAACAAATGCGTCTGTTTTTGTGCACTTGCAGATCCATCGCCAACCAGCGCAGATCCTTACGAGATCCATCAAAAAAGGGCTTATTTTATTGTGCAATTTTGCGCACTATTGTGCATTGCGGATTTGGTGAGAAGTAAGCAAAAAAAGAACCGCAGTTGCGGCTCAATTTAACATCTCAATGAAGCGGTTTTTTATGCAAACTTGCGAGAATTTGTTCTCGAATAGAAGGCTTCATAGTCAGACCACGCTCAAGGAAAAATTGAAAATGCGTTAAAGCCTGTTGCTTATTGAGAAGCCCTCGGCGAACTGCTTCTTGAAGAAGCCCGCCATGTCGTGCCGCTTTTACACCGCGTTCACCACATGTTTTGTAAACAGCATTATCCGCCGAAAGGCATGTTGCTTCATGTATTCTCGCATTCACTACACAACTTATGTCTGCATACTTGAGCGCCCGCCTGCGAGTTTTGATCTCAGCCATTTCAACATAGTGCTCAGGTTCATAGTCATTAGTGAAATTATATGGAAGCTGAAGCCTTGCAAGTTCCTCTTGGACATCGAGTATTTAGCTTTTAGCTCCTCACATACATAGGGATCTATCCACACTCCTCCCGGATAAACTTGCCAGATAAGCCCTAAGCATCCACCTTCGTAAAAGTCAGATAACACATTCGTGTCGATAACAATCTGGGACATTCAAACGGCATCCTCTCCGGCCTCCTGTTCGT